TTTGGTAATGCTCCAGCATCAATGATATTTCCATTGCTTAGTTGCAAAACAAGATGGTCATCTGCTGCAACTTCTGCATCAATAACGCTTATGCCGTCTTTCCCTTTCGCTCCAGTCTTGCCATCCTTTCCATCACGACCATCACGCCCGTCAACTCCATCGCGCCCATTCTTCCCGTCAATTCCATTCTTGCCATCGCGTCCTGCAATGCCTTGTACGCCTGTATCTCCCTTGTCTCCCTTTTGTAATTGGCGAACCTCAAGATCAACTACACGCGAATCTAGCTTTTGAAACAATTTTCCAAGCAAAAGTATCGTAGAAGTGAATTTCAGTTCACTTGGTACTTTTGCTTTTAATTGTTCAGCTAACTCTTTAATCATTGCAATGATTCACTTGCCCGTTGAATAAACTCATCGTTCTGTGATTTCTCTTGCTGTTTTGCCGATACCTGCATCTTCGCAATTCGTTCATTGCTATCAATATCTTTCTCACGGAGCATGAGATCCGCGAGTTTAATCCTGCGCTCAAAGTCTGCACCCTCATTATCTTCATTGAGATTGTTAGATACAGCAGACAGTATCCTTGCCTTCATTTCTTCTGGCATCAAGTCAGCCTCTACTTTTGCCTTCTGTGCCTCTGCCATCTTCTTGGCTGTATCAGCCTGCTTGTTCTGCATTTCAAGCATTACACCTTGTTGTTGTGCTTGTTGTTGCTGTGGGTCTGGTTGATTCATCTTCTTCATCTGCTCAAGCATTTCTTCACGGTTCGACAGCGAAGAATTGGCAACAATTCCAGTCATCAGGATAGGTGTCAATGGAGATTGTGCGCCAAGTGTCTGTATCAGGAATGCAAGTTGCTTCTGTTCATATTCACGCGCAATGATTCCCAAAGTAGCGGTTGGAATGAATTTAACGTCAACAGCAGGATAGCGTTCAGGGTCAAACTGCATCCTGCGCCATGCAGCCTTGTATATGAACGGAATCAGGAAATCTTCCTGAAAGTTAATCAGCGTGCGCTTATATTTCTTGATAATCGTCGCTGTGGACATATCAAGGTTGCCATCACGCGATACCTGCGAGACTTGGCCACTGGAATCGAGCGTACCAGTTGCCATCAGCAGCATACGCTCAAATTCCTTGCTGGTTTCCATGCTCTGACCATCAGTAGAGCCGAATTTGAACGGAAATAGAATCTCGGCAGGATTGCCATTCGTCATAAATGACTTGCCAGGCTTGACCTCGAACTTTGCGCCACGCGGCAAGCGAGTTGCATCCATTCCAATCATCGGTGCAGATGTAAGTGCAAGACTGTCCATGTGGCTGCGCATCGAACCATCAATCGCAGCCTGCATATTCAGTGCTTTTTCAGCAGTACCGCGTCCGAGCAGGCGATTTGGAACTGTATCAGCCTGATAGCATACAATCGGCCTGTCCTGCATCATATATGGTGATTTTTCAGCCTTTAATATCTCTCCGCCATTCGCAATAACAACGATTGCCTCAACCATATCTGCGTAATCTTCAACTTCTTCGCTGTATTCCTCTACTTCTTCGCCTTCAAGATACTCACGCGGCACTAAGCCGTAGTAAGTCATCAAAAGTACCTTGTCATCCTTGAAGTTCGTGCTTTCGCTGGTAGCTTCCAGTGAATCGTCCTCATACATCATTGAAATATCCACATTGCGATACTTGCCAGACGCGATACCACTCATTACCTTGTGGATGGACACATACTTCTCGACAGCGACACCCATGCAATCGTCAATTGATGTGCCATTAGGGTCGAACAGGAAGTTATTTGGGTTTACAGGATTGAGTTTGACTTGCAGGCGTTCTTCTTCACCAACACCGTAAGCCGCCATTTGCTGGTCAACTGGAACTTGCATAGGCTTGTACTGCTTCTGCATCGAAATCGTGATTTCTCCAATGCCAGTGCCATATATTTCAGCCAGAAGTGAGATTTGCTCGATGCTCTTGCGGATTTTATCCTGAGCGAAGTCCTCTTTAAGCTGATTTTTCAGCTTTTCAATGTCAATCTTCGTGCCATTTACATCATTCAGGTCATCTTTGATGTCAAAATACTCATTCTGACCAAAAATAGCCTCCATGATCTCTGCATGGCGCGTCTCGATTGCCTGTTGTGTAGCCGGAGATATTACCTTTGAGCGTTCAGACTGGCGGGTACGGTCATTTTCGTCAAACTTACCACGAAAAGTGCGCTCGTATTTTTCCCAATCAGCAGAATAGTTCTGGTCGCGGTAGTCGCGCCAGCGGTCTGTGTGGTCAACAATGAATTTAAGCAGTTCAGTATCAGCTACGGTAGGCTCATAATACTTTTTTTGCTCTGGCTCTGCTGTATTTATGATTTGAGGTGCTGAATCATCGTGATTGATTATTGTTGCCATAGTAAATCCTTGTCTGAATTTACCATGCTATTTACACTACTTTTCCTCATTGGTCAAGTAAGCACTCACTATTGGCTCATATTTTGAAATAATCCTATTACACGAATCTATTGCACGTTGTTTTGAATTACTTACATCATCATATCGCTTAATCTGCCTTAGATTTTCTCTGGCCCATTCAAGTCTTTTGAATGGATACTCATAATCAGACTTTGCCCATTCATAAGTATGCTGCTTTTCTTTGAGGTATCGTTCCTTGCTATCGAATAGCATTGAAAATAGGAATCCGCCCTTCTTAAAGGTAACTTTGTATTTCCCATTATCAAGTGCTTCTTCTGTAATCTCAAACACACTTAAAAACCCTTTTTTCTGAAAGCAGTAATCATTTCAGCAAAGAAACGCTGATATTGCTCATCACTAATATTATCTGGAGTATCAAAAAGACGCGAATATTCATATTTTTTGTTTTCATCAATCTCCATAATTGCAGTTACCAACATGCCTTTATACTTTTCGTTGTATTCCTGTGTAATCGTGATTGTTTTCATATTTCCTCCTGTTAGAATCCGCAAATATCATCCATTACTTCGTAATCATCGTTTGTAGTTTCCTGCTTGTGGTATACTACGCTAACTAATTGATTACACATACTAATACTATCTAAAAGATCATCATGGGCACGTGGACTAGGGAAAGCCAGCATCTCACGCTTCAACTCATCCCAATTTTCTTTCGGATTAAATGAAATTCGTCCATGCTCCATCATCCCTTGAAGCGCATACGTTATCCTGTTTGCCTTGCTGTTTCCGCTTGTTGGTATGTACTCAATATGCGCGAATACGTTATTCTTACGCATCAGGTCTGTTAAGTATGGCATTACAGCCCTGCTCAGCGAACCCTTCTCGATTCCGACACACATAGGTTTGTGCGAGCGTATATTCAGCAACACTCTTGTAGCTGCCTCGCGCACATCCCATCTGCCATAATCAACCTTTTGTACCCACCAGTGCCCGTTGTCATACACCCTGACAACAGCTATCGCAAAATAATCCAGATGTTTCTTTTTCTTTTCGTGTTCTGCCACATTCTCATAACCAGCAGGGTCTATGGCGATGTATGTTGAGTACTCGCCTTCTGGAGCATCTGCTGTCTTGAACCACTCAAGGCGCAGAATGTTCGCGCCAGTGGTGTCGAATGATGCCATATACTCCTGCTCGAAAGCAGCAGTAGATAATGTTCTGCGTGCGTCTTCTATTTCTTTTTTTGGAATTAGCGGATTGTCTGCCGTTGTTTTATGCCAGGACTCCCATTCTCCTGTCGGATCATTTTGGCCTAAATCATAATAACTCCTAAATTGTGTAGCATCAGGCGATGGAGTGCCAATTATCAATGCTCCACCCTGCAAGTCAGAAAGGGCAGGACGTACAATCATTTCAAAGATGTTATCTTTAAGGTCTTTTGTTTCATCCAAAATAGCATACGCCATCTTCATGCCACGCAATGAATCTGGATTATCTGCTCCTCGGCAGTATATTGATACTCCATTGAGCAACTTAATCTTTCCCTCATTAACATTGCTGCTTGCAATTACAGGTTTTCCTAATTGCATCAACGCATCCCATGCAAGAACCTTAACCATCGCAATAGTCGGGGCTATATAGACAACGGACGCATCTGTAGCTTTACATTGCAAAGCTGCTATCAATGTCTGAATGATTGCAAAACGTGATTTTCCACATCTACGACCAGCAACTACAACACGGAATCGCGCCTTTGAGTTCATTACTTCCTTCTGCCACGGAAGCAGGTCAAACTGTAATGTCGTCGCCATTAAAGTAATTTACCTATTGATTGCAT